GCGAATCCTGATTTTAAAATTGAATAACCTGAAAAGCAAGTGACCTTTACGCTGAATAACGAAAAAGAAGCCAAAACAGCAGAGACGTACATGTACGGGCACTTGGAGTATAACATGCTTCGATCCGTACGTGTCATTATTGGGGTTCGCCCCAAGAACTATCTGCTGGCAAAGGCGTCTGAACTGGGAGTAACGAACCCGGTCGAAGCGCTCTGGAATCGAGCGCCATGGTCTTGGGCCGTCGACTATTTTACCTCGTTTGGTAAGTGGTTGTCAGTGCTTGATACCTCGTTGGGGTGGACTTGGGATGAAAAGTGGGTAGAATCGTGGCGAGTTGTTGCTTCGTCCACGTGGACACCTGTTTCCCAAGGTAAAGTATCCTTCTATCCCGTTGAGAAAGGCTCCATCCGTCACAAGAACATTAACCGAAAGGTTCGTGGCGACTTGTACGGACCCATGGGGTCCATCTTGCCGCAGTTTAAACGCCGCGGTCCTTCCGTGCAACAGTACTCAACGCTGTTCTCGGCTTTCGCTTCTGCCATGCGGATTCCAATCCGCCCCTGACAGAGCAATCAACCAGAGGTACAAACATGGCTATCGCCAACATCGTTGTCGCTGACGCGGCGACCCCAACCCCCGTGAACCACACCTTCGTGCCCATCGCTGATGGGTCCGATGCGAAGTACGTTAACGAGGCCGGTGCCCAGACCCTCGCGGGTCAGGAAACCATCGGTTTTACCGTGAAGCGTGCGACGGACGGGAAAAGCGCCAACACTGCACGTCTCACCCTGTGGGACCCGGTGGAGGTGTTGAACGTCAACGGAACTTACACCGTTGATCATGGCAGCAGCGCCGACTCTCGCTTCAACTTCGCCCAAACGGCGACGTTGCAAGAGAAGCTGAACGTGGTCACCATGCATATCAATGCACTGACCGCCATGAAGACTGCTATCGCGGGTCTGATGCCCCAGATCTAATGGGCAGAAGTAACCGACAGCAATCCGTTGTGGGCTCACGCCCACCCGTGTACAGCGATGTACATAGCAACAGCGACGTGGTGAGAATAAGCCACGTCATACGAGGAACATTGCAATGTCTCCGAGACCTCCTAGCCCTTACCGGGCTGATTTTGATAGTGCTTCTTTTGACCTTGGATCGCACCTTCGGCGTGTCTTTGACAGCGTCGGGTACGAGCCCCTTGAGCCAACCAAAGTTGGAACGCCAGGAAGCTACCACGGCGCCGCAAGGCGTGGTGGTTATTCCTATGCGTTCGCAATAGAACACTTTGGCAAGGAAGTGATGTCTAAGTTCGACGACGAGAAATCCGAGTCGGACGCAGACAAAACTAAGGCCGCCATGGGTCGTTTTGACCAGGCAGAGGAGTTGTGTGCCGCAACCAATAGGCGTTTCAACCGCTACTTTTATGGACACCGTCCAGCTGATGAGCTGGTCGCAGCCGTACTGATACGTGCTCGCGAGAAAATCGGTAATCTGTTGAAGCAAGTTGATTGGGAGCGGGTCAGATCAGGTTGTACTTTCACCTCAGGGAGCAGTGTTACGCTTCGAAAGGGTCAGAGCTCAGCTATACACAAATACTCGACTAAAGTCGAGAGCACTAAATCCGCTTTGAGCCTCGTCACTGAGATATTCTCTCAGATCCCAGCGTTAAGGGACGGCTTTGCCGACGGTACCGGAATAAATATCGTTCCGAGTAACAAGCTCACCTGTGTACCGAAGAACTACAAGACCCACCGCATGATCGCTGGCGAAGCTAGCGGTCAGATGTATGCCCAGAAAGGTCTCCACTCGGAGATCCGAAGGCTGCTCAAGTTGGTGGGTGTTGACCTAAGCAATCAAACACAAAATCAGAACTGGGCCCTCCTTGGGTCGCGGACTGGTTTGGTTGCGACAGTTGACATGAGTATGGCCAGCGACACGGTTGCTTATAGCGTCGTGGAGTGGATGTATTCACTTGTGCCCGAAGTGTTCGATTACCTTGATCGGTGTCGGGCGTTAGAGGGAAAGTTGACTGATCGTGTGGTAACATACGAAAAGTTCAGTTCGATGGGTAACGCAACGACCTTCGAGATAGAGTCCTCGATTTTCTGGGCTCTAGCCGCGGCTACGTGTGATGTCCTGAAAGCTGATTCACGTTTTGTAGGCGTTTACGGCGACGACGTCGTGATTCCTAATCGGTGTGTTGATCTGTTCTTTAGGGTCCTCGCTGAGTGTGGTTTTGTGCCAAATGAAGACAAGACGTTTCATGAAACACGTCCGCATTCGCTTCAGCATCGATTCCGTGAGAGTTGTGGAAAACACTACTTTAACGGAGAAGACGTTACACCTGTCTATATCCGAAAGCAACCGAAAGGGCTGCTAGAGTACTTTCACTTGGTTAACAACCTGGTAAGGTGGCTCAACCGGCTCGAGCAACTGTCAGATAAACCCTGCTTGAACAAAGCGTGGGCGTACGTGGCAGAGCTTCGTGCTAACGCACCGGAAGCTTGGAGAAAACCTCGGATCCCCGATGGCTATGGGGATGGTGCTTTCATCGGCACATTCGACGAGTGTACACCGACGACTATCAAAGGGAAACATTCCCGCTGGGTCGAAGGCTATCGCGTCGGAGTCCTTACTGAACGTAGTGATATTGCGTTTGGTCGTTCGGCATGTGGATATCCCCTTGTAAAGGGACCGACCGGGAAAGGCGGGAATCAACCCGCTTTGAAGGTCCTTGAGCGTAATAACCTCAAGAAATATGTCGCCAACGTAACTGCGCGTGGCTTCGCTCTTGCTTCTCTCGATCGTATGGAGAAGCGGGGTAAGTCTCCGTTAGTAGAGGATCTGGTTGATTGTTATCTTACACCTAGAGAGTTTCACGACTTTCGAAGGAAAACAACTCGGGAGCTTGCTCTTGAGTTGGTGAGGTACGATTTGCCAACTGAGGGTGTAGGTGTGGATCTTCCGCACACTACCCAGGTGGTTCCGTCCTCTCTTATCATCCCGATGAAAGTCGATTGGTAAGATGGCGGTAACGCACTTGTAACATTGGCACCATAACTGGTGGAATACCCCGTGAGGGATATTCGTGAGAAC